AAAGGAGAGAGAGCGCAGAGAATATATAAGAAGGGCACGTGAAGGAGAACGTCCGTTCTTGATTCCTGCTGGTGCTATATAAAAAGCCCCACCCCCAATCAACTAAGGGTGAGGCTACCTTACCACTGAGGAATCAAATAGGAGAACTACACTGCTAAAACTCCCGCTGTGGATTACTCCGTCAGCTTACCTCAAAGTTATTATACATTGTAGGATTCAACTAGATCCTTCAGTTGACGCTTCTCGGTCTGTAGTTTCTTACGTTGTTCCATCATACGATCAATCTTGTAGGATAGAACCCTGGACTCCTGGCGTATCATCTCGATCTTTGTTTGAACCCTTTCAAGGTTGTATTGTAAATCTTTGTCTGTCATAGTTTCATACTGGTTTATTTTTTACTGATGTCAATTTCAAGTGCGTCCTTATTCCAAAGATAGCCTACTAATTTAGTGATCATACCTCTGCCTCCAAAGTCAGTTGTGTGAGGCATACCACGCTTCTCTATACCGAAGTCATAGTCATCCCTCTTCATCTTGGTTATGTTCCATACGTAGATGGTATCCTTGTAAACGGTTACATAAATAAATTGTTTCTTTACTGACTCCGCTATGCCTATGTTGGTGTCAATCTTCATTACCTCAATCACCCAGGGGTCATAGGCCTTACGGCGTACCTTTATCTCAACTAGGTACACATCACTCTCGAAGTCAAAGGGGCTGCTTCTGTCAATAGCTGGCCGTAGCTTAGGCATATCTGGGTAAGCGTCCATTAGTGCGTGAGCTACTTCTGTTTCTTTCATTATAAAAACCTCCCTGTGCAATGATAAAATTTAAAGAAGTCCTCGACTCCTCTTTCCCCTTCTCTGTTCTTGGCTAACTTGTATATTAAATTTGTATAAGGTCCATTGTAGTCCTTGTCCTTGCTGGACTCAACGTCACCTCCTGATGGGTACATTACTAGTACAACGTCAGCATCATTCTCAATATCGCCTGAGTCCTTGAGGTCATACACATCCAAAGCTCCACGCTTTGCACCCTCTCTGTTAACCTGAGCCAGTAGTATCACAGCTATGTTTAGCTCCAGCGCCATCTGTTTGATGCGGTGAGAGATGTTAGCTATGCCATCATTCTTACTCATCTTGTTTGAGTTAAATGGTATTAGTTGCAAGTAGTCAATGACCACAAGTTTTACGCCCTTCTTGTTAACGTACCTGCGAGTCTGGCTGAATAGGTCATCAGCGCCACGCACTGAATGCGCCGTGTGAATCGGTAAAGTTTCAATCTCCTTTGCAATGTCTTTGACACGCTGTACCTGTACCTCTGAAGCTGTCCTCTCTTCAACGGTACGCAGGTTTACACCTGACATAATCTGTATCATACGCTTGGTCAGTTGTTTCTGTGGCATCTCAAAAGAAAATATAAGACAGCTGTGGCCGTCCTTCTTTACAGCCTGTAGAGCTATGAACAGAGCTAGGGCTGACTTACCGCAGGATGTAGGTGCTGCTACTGTCATTACTTCACCTGCTGCTATACCTCGATTACCTAGATAGTTGTCCAACCTACTGGCGTGTGTCCTTACTACATCTGGTTGAAATGTACCGTCCCTGATGCTTTCAAGTTCCTCAATAACACAACGAGCAGATGTACCTATGTTGGACTCCTTGTCGGACTCATTTGGTATGTCGTTGATGGTAGCCTCAAGTTTGGACTGAATTAACTGGGACTCCAACTTTTCGCTTTCAGCTTCTTCAGCTGCTATCCTGGATGCACGCAGTATCTTACGTAGCTTTGACTTTTCTACCAGTGTATGCACAAGGAATTGCGCCTCAGTTGCCGTAGAAGCGCAGTTCATTATGTTAAGTATACCTACTATGCCTCCGACCTCATCAAGCCCTCCTGTGGCTTTTAAATGCTCAGTAATTGCTACTTCGTTAAGTGGCTTGCGTTGTTCTGCTAATGCACCAATGGCTTCAAACAGGTACTGGCAACGCTTTGTATAAAAATCTTCTGGCGAAAGCTGTGAGCTAACGCTGTCATAAACTTCTGGATTAGTCTCCAGTAAACAGGAAGCTATCAGCTTCTCTTCAGCCTCTACACTATGTGGCTGTTGGTATGTCGTCAGATCGAAGTCGTTCATCTTCAAGTGCAGTTAACAGAGAACGAAGTAGTTGACCTAGTGCATTATGCTTTATGCGGATATCTTGGGGTAGCTTGTAGGAATCAATTTCATTATGTAGATTAATGGACACCTGGGCTGCTTCTTTAAATTTAGTCATACTTGTTTCGTTGGTAAGGAATGTTGAACACTTGAACCCCCCGCAGGATGCGGAGAGCCAAGCATTCTAGCACAAGGACTTACTTGTTTTCTTCTCTTTCGAGCATCCCTATGGCTATCAATGAGTAGCCAATTAGGTCACGAAATATGTCCTTGGATTGGTCGCCGTTTGTGTTAACATTAAGCGATCCATCAGCACAGAAAGCCTTAGCTCTCTGGAATTTATCCTGCATCCGTATACAGATTCCTGTCAGGGGATGAACACCAAAGTCGGTAGAACCATCGAAGTTAGCGAATGGATTATCGCAGGTCTCTCCTCCAGTGTAGTCGTTGTTCTTGTGAGCAGTCATTTCCAGAATGGTATTTACTTCTTCACAGCGGAACTTTTCCCACCAGTCCTTGTCGAATGAGGACATTGCTTAGAACGGCGAGTCAGTATTGAAGTCAGCGGTTGCCTTCTCTTGTACTGGGTCCACAGCTAGGGACATCATATTGAGTCCGTTCTTTGATGTTTTCTTCCACCCCTTGAGGTAGTAGTCCTTACCCTCTACATTGATCTTACCAGTGTAGTCAGGGTGCGTCTCTTTCTTTTTGCGGTCATTCACAAAGAATGCTCCGCTGTTTGTATTATCGTATTCCATATTATTATGTTGGGTTAAAATTCAGTCGGTTGATTCACAGCTTGTGATCTATCCTTGCCGTGTGTGTTGGTGGCATCTGGATCTTTGGTATCATCAATAGCAAAGAGTCCATTCAATGCGTACTTACGAGCATAGGAACTAGCACTGCCAGTTATCTGTGCATCATCCATACCCTTCTTGGCTTCTGCCTCACGAGCAAAGGCCGAGGTGCTGAGGACTGACTCAGCCTCATTGTCAATCAGGTTGGCTGTAGCCTTGACGTATACACGACCACCGACCTCAACCATATCATCCTGGATTACTAGACTGCATCCCCATTCACCAAGCAGTGGCTTGAGTGCTTCAAGGATATCTTCTGCGGATCGGTAGCGGTAGCCACCGAATTTATTGGTCTGCCCTTTTGGGGCTTTCAAAGAGGACTGAATCCCCTGTAGTTTTTGTCTTATGTTTTTATCTTTCATAGTTAAGATTGTAGTTATAGTCAGATATAATTTGATTTAAAGCTGTTATGTAATTGTTAAAATTTGGCTCAAGACCATAAGCAATATATGTTAAGAACTCAATCACATTTCCACCAGCACCTGTCTTAAAACATTTCCAATATTTTCTATCATTGTGAACGTACAATGACCTGCCGTCATCATCATCAACAAAGGGACTCCTATATCTAGTGCTGATATCATCAGGTTCTCCTATACCTGCGTATTCAGTAATTACTTTATTTAAATCCAAGTTATTTTGTATATCTAAAACGAGGTCAAACAAGACATCGGGTACATTTTGATCAAACTTTAAGTTATTCATATTTATTTTTTATTAGGTAACGGTAGAGTTCGGCTCGCTGTTTTTGATTCCTGCAAGAACCTATATCAGCTTCGCTCCCCCCTATAGCTTTTAGTTCTAATGCCTGTTGGTGGGCTGTCAAACTATATTTAAATTTCTTTGTAAGTTGTGTAAGTCCTACAGGATGAAGGACATCCAAAGTCTCCTGCTCCAAGTAGGAGGCCATTGCCTCCAAGGTATTTGGTAGCTGCTCCTTCTGTCCCTTGCACATCTTTAGGTAAAAGTTCTCAACCTTACCCAGAAGACTGTTGGCCTTCCTGGATATGACACCTCTTACAAGGCCAGTCTGGTGGTCGTGATCCACTACCCAGTCATCTGTTTTTATGTCCAGTATAGGACAACTAATTGGCTTATGAGCCTCTCTGTATTCCTTGAGTTTATTTTGAGGTAGGTAGGTCATTTGCACTCATATTTAGGTAGGTTGTATTGTTTTTTCCATTTACGATAACTTGATGGAGATATGCCGTACTCTTCACAGGCTGACAAAAGTTTCATACCCCTGTCCCTATAAAAATCAACAGCTCCTACGGCCTCTACCTTTTCGTTGTCATTATATGACTTACCCATAACTGTGGGTGGCTGGTAGTTCCTTACACCTGTCCTCTCTTCAATCATCTCATTCTCTTCAACTTCACGAGCGATGCGTTCGGCAGCCCAGTGCATAAAACTACTTATGGATTCGGATGATGTTTCGTGCATTACTTTATGTTAATTTGTACTAATTTTTTTACTGAAATTATTTTGCCTGTACCGCCTCGTTTGAATACACAAGTGCCGTCCTTTTCTGGTCTCTTTTGGAGTATGTAGTCAACTGCTTCCTTCTCATTGTGCGCCCATTTAAATGTCTTACCTGTGTAGTTCTCAGGCATATCGTCACGCTTGTATTCAATGCAGTATTCAGTCATTTAATCATTCAATCATCAAAGATTACAGTAAAGCCTTCACCTGCGTTAGTACCTATGACATTGAAGTCAATCCAATCGACTGCCTCCTCGTAGGTCATCTCGTCATTGTCCATAAAGACATCAATCATAAGTGAGTAGCTGTAGCACAGCTTTCCGTTGTGATCCACTCCGATGATGGCATCGTCAAGGTTGTGAAAGCGTACAGCTTTTGGATCACAGCAGTCCAAGTAGTATTCTATTTGTTGTTCGGTATTCATATTACATTCTAAGTAGCCAATAAAGTTCAGCG